GCTTTACGTTGGAAGAGGGTATTGCGTTTATAGATTTTTGTTTAGATTGTATGCACGATTATAAAAAAGATGATTTGAGGAGTGAGCAAATAACAATAAAAGCATATAATGATATTTTAGAGGGTTTAAAAGCTTATATTAAATGGAAGTGAGGTATTTTTATCATGAAAGAATACTTAGTAGAAATTTTGGATGAGGTTCAAACAAATTATATTTATGCTTTTGTTATAGCAGAAAGCAAAAAACAAGCACGTAATAAAGTTTATAGTGAGAGAAACATTGAAGTTAGTAAGCGAAATGACAGCGAATATTTTAACTACTATACTATTAAAGCTAGCGATTTGAAAGTAAGAAAAGCGTATGAATTTAATAAAGATATACAGTTAAAAGAAGATGCATATAGTTTTTGGTTTGGTCATGTGCAATGTTTTGATGAAGATGATGTTTATTTTATTTAAGGGGGATAAAAAGATGCTTATAAATTTAATCAAGTATGCAAATTATTGGGTGACATTCAATATTGAAAATTTAAGAATTAATAATGAAGATGATATAAGATTATCAATCACTTTTATGGATATAGGTGGTAATTATATTCACAAAGTATACGGAACTCATTCATTTGACAAATGTGTAAAGTATTTAGATTGTGTAGAATGTGCAAATACAGCTAGAGATATAATTGAAAGAGCAAATGTTAGTAAACATTCACCATTTAAGAAAGCGAGGTGACTAATAATGAACAATGATATTATAATATTGAATGATAAAATATATTATCGAGTATACTGTTATGGCGAAATAGAAAATCTATTAGAAGCAATCGTTTATGGTGCTGAATTTGTAATTTCTAATGGAAAGTTATATATGGCTAAATTTTAATACAAAAAATTAAATTTTTGTTGACATAATAAGCAATATATGATAACATATCATTTAGAAAGGGGGTGTGAATATCATGATTAGAAAAAAACTCGTTTACACGGTTCTAACAGTATTAACAACAAATGTCACGACTTACGAGACAAAAGAGGTAGAGTTGCAGTTTTTAGGAAAATCTTCTGACAGAAAAATAAAAAAAGCAATCAAAGATTTTTCAGATGAAAATGTAAAAGTTGTACAAGTCATTGACAAGGACGAAATAGAAGTCATTAGAGAGATGTCTATTGATGACTTTATCAAGCACAGCGAAATTGTAGAAGATTAGTAAGTACCCGAAAAAATATCAAAAAGAAAGAGGTAAAAAATATGGAAAACAAATACAAGGTAGTTATTGCAGAAGTGACAGAGGGTAAAGAATTAAATTTTAGAGAACGAGCAAGACTGGTGAAGTTAGCCGGAGAAAAGAAAATTGATAAAGAGCTTGCATTTTCAGAAGATAAAAAACTTACAATTAAACCAGATTATTATGCAATTTTAGAAGTGCATAATCCATCCGCAGAAAACGAGGACTATACAATTATTTGTTTCGTGTGTGGTGAAGAGCTTTATACATCGTCATCTGAAACATTAAAAGACAGCTATTTAGAGTTGTTAGAATTGGCAAAAGAAAGCAATGAAAGTTTAGACTTCCCTATTGAAATTTACGGCTTACCATCAAAAAACTATTCGGGAAGAGAGTTTTTCACTTGTACCATTGCATAAGAATATGAAATGTTTCACGTGAAACATTGGAAATAAAAAAAGGGGGTGAATAAAAGAGGAATGAGAAATTAAAAAATTTTTCATTCCTCTTTTTTTTACTATGACAAAGAATCAAGCATTATATCAAAAAGAGATAAACAGAATCATGAGTGGAGTGTATAAGGCGAAAGGCCGGGGTTGGAATATCCCCGAGGGATTCAAGATTGAGAGACCGAAACGAGTAACAAAAAAACGACTAAAAGAAATTCAAGAAGCAAAACCAAAAGATCTTTATGGGGATTGTGGCCGGTCAGATTCCAATCCAGTATAGGTACAGCGTGATATACACACATAATTACCTGATGTTCAGCGCCACAGTCATAAGTAATAGTATGTCCGGAATTACTGGATACACCTTTACCAGCAATAGAAGCCTGAGAAGAATCAGAATCAAGATTAGTATTAACTACCTCATTAATATTGATTACACTAGACCATCCTCCAATATAATGTGCATGGTTACCCATGTACTCGGGAGCCTTAATACCAAACTGGGCAGCCATTTGGTCTGAATAATCCTTACTACTAAACTGAACTACTTCTTTCCAACGCTGGAGGTATTCTGTAGCACGGATAGACAATGCAGATAAATCAGAATTAAGAGAAAGAATACGAAGACTACCAGCAGTATTACCATAAGAAGTAATTACAGAAGTAGAATCAACAGGATTCTGAACCAATGAAGCCGCAGAGCCATCTTTATAAGGTGAAGTACGAGCAATAACAGCATTAGAACCACCAACAGATGGAAGAAACGAAGGTAATACAGCTACCGAACCATATTGAGAAGAGGGAAGCATACCCATAAAGTAGTCCTTCGGATAATTAGCATAGCGCAACTGAACCATATCAGTAACCAATCCAATATTACCAGTTCCGGACCAATAGTCTACATTATAGGCGTAAGCTTTGTGCTTTTCCCATTGGCTATTGCTGAAAAAATCATAATAGATTTTCTGATAAGCAAGGAGCGGAAGAGCATTAACCGTCTGTGAAGTCTGATAAACCAAAGGGTTATCAGCGTCACCAAGGGCATCAACACCTAGATATTTCTTAGTAATAGCAGCCTTACCAGTATTTTTAGAATCAATCATAGAACCGTAACCAAGCAAATCAAGCAACTTACAAGAACCATAGACAATAGGGAGGCCTGCATCATCACGAGTGTTAGGCTGGTCACCAGCATTAGCCGTTTGAAGAAACACGCTAAAGAGGTTCTGAGAAACACTAGGGATAGAAGTAAGTGCAGACGTGTTCGCAGTAGAACTAGACGCACTAGTCATATAGTCCGTCATTTGAGTAAACGCCTGCGGAAGCGCACGGGAAATCAGACGTAACGGCACAGCATAGAAGTCATAATACTCCTTAATACGGGTGTAAGCAGCCGTATTAACCGGGACAGTACGGGTAAACCAGTCGGACGAGATACGATACTTATTACCCGGAATAGCGATCTGCCAATAACAGGGTAAAATTTCTCCAATTTTCGCTGTAAACAATTTTTTACTAGACAAATCAAAAGATGAACGATGGACAGCGATCCTCGCTCGATCTAGTGGGTTAAAATTACTCATAATTAATTAATGTTAAATTAGACCATACGGTTGAATATATTATTAGTATCATTAAGCTTTTTATGCTTAATCATATCACGACAGAATGTTGCACTACGGTACCGGAGTTGCTCAAGAAGCTGAATTGTGTCACGTGAAACGTTCGACAAGACATCAATCTCTTGCCCGTTCTGAGGCAACGCAAACATACAATCTGAGACTTCAGGGTATTGAGAACGGAGATTATATGCATCTCGTAAACTTTCATAATCCGCTTTCTTTTCATATTCTATGCCTGTTTTAATGATAAACATAATACGACCGGAGTAAGCACTAACATCAGAACCGAAGGAAGGCAGATGCCAGTTACGGAAGAATTTATAGACATATAGGAACAGCCGATATAACTTATTAATATAAGATTCAATATCGACATCACTAGAACTGTTACAGAACCTAGTAAGACACCTAGAAGCGTGTAATATAATTTTATCATCATCTGTAAGAATAGGATTAACTTTAAGATACTTGTAATAAGCATTGACAAGACTTAAGACCGAATCTTTGTAGTGGATAATTCCGAATCTTGCAATTCTTTGCGGTGTTGAGTGTACAGCGCGAAGAATTCGAGCAATCGCAGTACCATCGTCATTGCGAGCAGACGAGAATCGGGGCAATAAGGTACGGATATACGACATGGGTGGAGTTGACCGAACACCGATGCCGTTGAAGTTATAGACTCTTCCGTTAACGACAGAATCGATTTTTTGCACAATCTGCGCATAAGGGTCTTCGTCTTCCACGAAATCACAGCCTTTCTCAAAGAATCCGACAGATGCTCGCGATTTGGGTTTAAACGCGCGGCATGATCTATATAATAAGGGAGCAGAACACAAGCTATTAACGTAACTCGCAACGTACGACGAAGCTCCACCTGCGGAACGTTGGAAATCTGAACGACCGAGTCTCCAACTCTTATCGTGACAGTATCGTAAAACCTCTGAGACTTTGTCCGAGTTTGTGAATAATAAGAGATGATAATGCGGGCGGAAATGCACGGGTCCGTACTCACCCACAGCGTAGAAATGTAACGTCTCATAAGAACCTAGTTTTAAAGATAAATGTTTGCGTAAACGCTTAATATAATTCTGAACATCAACATAGTTCAGAAAGGGAATAAGGTTACCAAGACCGTATTGTTCAGCAGCGGGATATACCGTTTTCTCCACGGACTGCGTTTTATAGATAAAACTACGAATAGCATCCATACTAAGAAACCAATTATCTTTAACAGGTACATATTCCTTAATTTCACGGTCATACGGCACAGTGCCTTGAACCTGTTCGAAGAATATATGACGCAACATGGAGTCATCATCACATTGATACTCAGAAACAGGGATATATTGATGATGTTCATAGCCATAATGAATATCTCCCGAAATGCCTACAACATCCTCATATTCACTGTGGAGAACCTTACAGTTCATAAGAGGAACATGCTCATTATCATACGTAAGAGTTACAAAATAAGAATACTTGAAAGCACTTCCAGCGGTCTTCACACGCATGGACGCTTTTTTAGCTTTCTTATGGATACAATAATCACATTGACCACAATCTACCGCAATGCGTGCACCATTATACTTATTTGTGATAAATGAACGATGCTGACAATGATCGACAGCTCTAAGCAAATCAGGAGAAAATTTCATAATTAGTTACGTTTATCAATCACTTGATGACGATTACGCGCACCAAATGAAATATGAATAAATGTAGGATACAATATCAACTGGTCAAAAACATGAACATTATCCGAATAATTATGGATATACTCAAGCAACCGGCTATAAGTAGTAGAGCCATAAGGCTTTATATCAATAGCTTCTCCGACCAAATGCTGAGAATTAAAGACACCGCCGGCAGCCTTGTTTTCAACTATAGAGCGTTTAGCGCTTGTCACTGTGAAGTGAAAGTTAAAGCACAGCAGATTGCAAAAGAAATCCATGAGAGTAGTATTCATAAACCAATAGAATTAAGTATATAACCAAGAGCGGCAGAAACAGCTCCAATTATAATTTTCCAAATATTATCACTTTTCATTGTTTTGAGTTTTAAGTTCAACAAAGTCATTCTCTTCTTTAATCGAATCAACAATAACAATAAGACCCAACGGAGAAACTCGCTCAGAATAGTTTCCAAAACCATCGAGAGAACTAACGATATAAGGCGGGATAACATCACGGCCTGTGTTTTTTTCTTTAACTGAAACAATAAATTTTTGCATAATTGTAAAATTTTAAAATGTTAATAACAGTTGTAACTTCTAACGGGGGCAAATATACAAACTATTTTTATAATTCCAAAAGAAATCTATTTTTTTAGAGTCTACCGTAGGGTGTGAGTTGTGCGTTTATGGACGAGAGAGAGGAGAATTCGAGAGGATAACTCGAATTTGCTTCGCACACAACTAGGGGCTTCGCTTAATTAACAAGTGAATGTATACAGAGGTGTATAGGCACGGCAAGGCAGGAACTGTCTTGCCTTTGCGCGCCTTCGCGCTAAAGTACCGGAGCGGAGCGCTCCTATAAGGAAGTCGCTCCGCTCCGTTTTTCGATCAGGCCCTACGCGGGCAGCGGGTGTATATCGCTCAAACGCCGCGATGGGCTACTAGTCCTGAAGTATGTTTTACCAACCATTATATATAGTAGTATTACGAGGTCCATAATCATTCCGAGTGATATTAGATCCAGGACGGAACGAGCCGATAATATTACCAGAACCGGAAGCAATGCTACCAATACCACGAGCAACAGATTCCCAATAATGAGTACGACCTTGTTTACGAACCAAGTCTGCGCCATATTCAGCAGCTTTCTGATTCGCCATAGAAGTTTTATACTCCGTATGTTTACGAAGCTTAACATTCTTATAATCATACGTACTATCACGATATTGCAATTCATTAGAGGCATTAGCTGCCTTAATCAAAGAATTAGCCGTCTCGGAAGCTACACGATTGTCAATTTTCTTACCGGAAGCTTCAGCAGAAGCAAGAATAGCACGCTGGATTTCAGTCTGTATCTGCTTCTCAGTAAGAGCACCTTGGGACTGGAGATTGGCTAAAGTTTGAGCCTTAATAAACAAATCAGCCTGTTGATTCTGATCCATATATTTATTCATAACACGTTGAGCATCAGAATTAAGCAAAATCTGTGCTTCTTGAGCAGCAGATATACGTTCAGCAAACTGAGCATTTTTTAGATTTTGGGCCTCGGTAGACTGGTCTAGAGCAGCAGATACACGGCCTGTTTCCTTATTCCAATAACCGGAAGAGCCAATAGCTAGATTTTTCCAGTTAGTAAGACCTCTATAATAATCAGACAAAAGAGGAGTTACCGTATCAGTCTGACGTGCACGAGAGCCAGATTCTCCAGCAGAAGCCTCAGAAGCCTTAGCTTGGGCAAGGGAAGCAAGAGACTGAAACACGCTAGAAAAATTAGGCTTATAGGCCTGCATACTAGGAACAGGAGCAGCAGTAGCAGCAGCTCCGCCTGAAGCAGGAGACCTAGAGCCAGCCATAGCAGCAGAACCTTGAACAAACGGATTCAAGCCACGAGAAATCATAGCATTAGGAGAATTGTAGGCATTATTCATGCCCCACATCTGTTGCTGCCAATCACGTTGAATCTGAGCCTGTTCTGCATTAAACGCGTTCTGCTCACGCATCATACGGAGATTAACCTTATTCTGCTGATTCTGATTAACCATACCGACAACATTGTCGGTAAGGTTTGCAACCGAGGAAGCTATAGTATCAAATAGTCCCATTATTCAGGAGAGGCAGATGCGGAATCCGGAGACGGCGCTGCCTTTTGCTCTGCCAACATAGATTCGGCATAAGCCGATAGTTCAGACTTCTCACTAGCCAACTGTTGTAAAACAGCCTGACGTTCAGACATAGTCTGACAATGACGGGAGATAACACAATCAAAACGTTCTTCATCAGTCATACCGTCCATTATAGTAGACTGAGTAGGATGCATTTGAGCAAGAATATTCTGAACATTCATATCACCAAGTAACCGGCGATATTTTTCCTGATTCAGCAAAATCTGCGTCATATCACATTGAATCAAGTCACCATCAGGAGATTCGTCATACATAACTGTATCATATACAGACTGTTGATAACACGGATTATCCTCAATCAACTCGGGAACAACCTCATTTTTAATATAATCGGGGTTTTTATAAGCAAAATTTCTCATAACAATACAAATTAATAAGGCAAACCATTTCTATCCAAGTTCTGTACGGCATATACCTGGAAATTAACATTACAGAGCAACTGGTCAAACGCAACAGAACAGTTAGCAGCATCAACCTGAGGAACAAATATAGAATTCAACTGTTGGGGACGAACCTTCATAGACTGATAAGACCAAGCACCAGCGGAAGTCAACACTTGCCAACCGTCAAGAGGAGCAGCCCAAGACTGATAAGCAGCACCAGCACGGAATCCAGCGTGGACAGTATCAATATTGGATTTCCACTGCCAGTAACGGAGATTGTAACCGAGAGAACCGGAAACAGTACGACCGGGGTTATTCTGAAGGTTAAGAGCAGGAACGGCTTGCATACCAAGCTGGTCAAAAGCAGGCTGCGGGAAATCAGTGATAGCAGTCACAGTCAATTGAGGAGCCTGACCTGTCAAATTCCAATCCAGTATAGGCACAGCATGGTATACACACATGATAACCTGATGTTCAGCGCCACAATCATAAGTAATAGTATGTCCAGATTGAGAGCCTACTCCTTTACCGGCAATAGAAGCTTGGGAAGAATCAGCATCAAGATTAGTATTAACTACCTCATTGATATTAATTACGCTAGACCAACCTCCAATATAATGAGCATGATTACCCATGTACTCAGGAGCTTTAATACCAAATTGAGCAGCCATTTGGTCTGAATAGTCCTTACTAGAAAATTGTACTACCTCTTTCCAACGCTGGAGGTATTCTGTGGCACGGATTGAGAGTGCGGAAAGATCGGAGTTAAGGGTAGCATAGCGAAGAGTAGGAGAAGAACTAGAAGCAGTTACAGCAGTAACCGAGGGATTAACCTTAACCGAAGACAAAGAAGAGCCAGAAGAATAAGCCAAAATTTTATTAGATCCAAAAGACCCCTCAAATGAAGACGGCAAAACAGCTACCGAGCCATATTGAGAAGATGGCAGCATACCCATGAAATAGTCTTTCGGGTAGTTTGCATAGCGAAGTTTAACCATTTCCGTAACCAGTGAGATCTGACCGGTACCAGACCAATAATCAACATTATAAGAATAAGCCAAATGCTTCTCCCATTGAGAATTGCTGTAAAAATCAAAATAGATTTTCTGATAAGCAAGGAACGGAAGAGCATTGACAATCTGTGAATTCTGATAAACCAAAGGATTATCAGCGTCGCCAAGAGCATCAAGACCTAAATACTTTTTCGTAATAGCAGCCTTAGCTGGATTAGACTTTGCAATCAAAGAACCGTAACCAAGCAAATCAAGCAACTTACAAGAACCATAAACAATAGGAAGGCCTGCATCGTCACGAGTGTTGGGCTGGTCTCCAGCATTAGCTGTCTGTAAAAACTGATTAAAAATGCTCAGAGAAATATTAGGCACAGAAGTAAGCGCAGAGGTATTCGCAGTAGAACTAGCTGCACTAGTCATGTAATCCGTCATTTGAGTAAATGCCTGCGGGAGCGCGCGGGAAATCAAACGTAAAGGCACAGCGTAAAAATCATAATACTCTTTAATACGGGTATATGCAGCCGTATTAACCGGAACAGTGCGGGTAAACCAGTCAGAGGAAATACGATACTTAGTACCAGGAATGGCAATCTGCCAATAACAAGGTAAAATTTCTCCAATTTTTGCTGTAAACAGCTTTTTCGAACTCAAATCGAAAGAGGATCGATGAGTAGAAATTCTGGCTCGATCCAAGGGATTAAAATCACTCATAATTAATTACTTAACATTTAAATTAGACCATACGGTTGAAAATATTATTAGCATCATTAAGCTTTTTATGCTTAATCATATCACGACAGAATGTTGCACTACGGTAC